GTGCATACATACTAAGTTCGTAGCCACGGCGCCAACGAACCCAAAGGGAAGCATAATCATAGTCACTTAAAATACTAAAATCTTTTGTACCAACTGCAGGTCTGAACCTACGTTCAAAAGGTAATGGGTTTATAAGTTGAGATTTATTGTCAGCACCAGCAATGTTTGAAATAGATTCAAAAGAGCCAAGTGACTTTTGGTTCTTAAAGGAAAAACTGTCAGAACCTTTTTTGCGAGACACGGATCAATAGAACCCACCTTGCGCAAAGACAGTGATACCAGAGGGGCTTAGACCACCAGAAACTGCAGCTGGGCCGTTACCTTTGTAACCGACACAAAGAATGTATCCTTTTTCAAGATAAAGCCCTTCGCCTTTACCTACCTCTATGGGACGAAGAAGAGTTGTATCACCAACACCAGGCACAGGAGCATTTATAGCGGGTAACTCAATCCTTTGAATATTGCCTTCGGTGGAACCGCTGAGTCCGATTTCAACTTTTGACAACATCAAAGCTGTTGAAGTTGAAGGTGCTGATTGATTTGGAGCGTATATATAAAAAATTAATTCACAGCTTCGAATACCTCCTCTATCTGGATAACCTTCATTACTGACTATAAAAATATCTTCAACTAAAGCAGCATCTTCTGTAGGCAAGTCACCCACGCGGACGAGTTGAACTAGATTCGCAAACGAGGGGTTTGTTGGGTCTATAGTTGACGTACCACTATTGATCTTAGCCCCTCTTAAAAAAGGGCGATCAATAAGGCAAGGTTGCTTGTTTGTGGAAGTAGAAGCCATTTAAAACTCCGAATGCCCTGCACAACTATTGGGTTTGGTTAAAGTCTAGCGCGTATTTTTTAGGCTATAGACGAGCCAGTAGAAGCTGAACTTAAGTAGTCACCCATGTTCTTGTTGAAGAACCCGGCAATAACAGCAGCTAATCCAGCAGTATTTGATTTAGGGTTATTCAAATAATCAGTTAAGAGGTCCCCACTCATACGTTGCTTCGATTTTGCTAATAACTCTTTAGAGTAACCAGTTGGGCTACCCTTAGTAGCTCCGATAACATCTCCGGCAACTCCAAGACCCATACCTATAGCCGAAAGCCAATCAAAATCCTTAGGTTTGTTTCTATCAATACTATATTTAGACGTATCGACTCCAATTCCTTTACCGAACGCTAAATCGACATCTGAAGGACTAGACCCATAAAAACTCGGCGAAGACGCAACTCCAAAGGTTGCTGACTCAATCGGCTGAAAACCGCCAGAAAAATCAAAATCATTAAAGGGCATGACTACTCTCCTGGTTTAATTGCCGAGTAAGGAAGGATCCATTGACATTTTACCTAATTTAAGCTCCATAGCCCTTTTTAACATCTCGTCTGAAATCTGAGCCGTTGCTTCCGCACGTTCAGGTGCTTGATCTATAAATTGTTCGGCTGTTTGCAAAGTTGGTTGAACAAGAGGTTGGGTAGCGTCGGCTAACTCATTAGATAATTGACTTCCAGAAACATAAGCGTCAGCTTTAAAGTGACTGTTAGCCACGGCATTTCGAGCCAAGTTAGCTCCCATAGGGGAGTTAACCATTGTTCCTTCTACGTTACTTGCCGATTGTTGATTTACTGGGTCACTAGACGATAACTCTCTAGGAGAAGGAAAATCAGAGCGGTTATTTAAATTCTGTTCTAACTGTTTGTTATAAACAGCAAGAGCAAGTCCTGGGTTTGACTCCGCCCACACGGCTAAATCGCGAGTAGCAGGATCTTGCGGTGAGTAACCTAAATTTTTCAAAATTTCAGGTAATAAAACTTTACCTGCAGCTTGCTGTGCTTGCATAGTCATCACATAATCGCGTTGCTCATTTGTTATTCCTTTAGGAGTGCCTTGTTTGGCGTATTGCTGTTTTTGTTCATTAACAGCTTGATCCCGTGCTCCGCTAAGCATTAATTTTGGCGTACCCATTAAAGGATTGCCTGCCATAAAACTTGGAGACTCCGGCATTGCTTGAGCCGAAGCCACGCTGTTAAGTAGGCTTTCTAGATCCGCTGCTTTTAGTCCAGAGGTAAGAGAACCCAGATCACGAGTTTGTACACCACCCGTGGCGGTAGCTAGTTCCCTTGCTGTTGGAGTAAGACGATTAGCGTCATCTACAAAAAATCTAGTGAAAGCAGCGGATGCGGGGTTCATATTATTACCGGGAGGGTTGTTTTGGGGAAGAGGAGCCTGATCAGGTCTGTTATTACCGGGAGGGTTGTATTGAGGAAGAGGATCTCGATCGGCTATGTTATTAATGCGAGGATTATTTTGAGGGAGAGGAGCTTGCTTAGGTATGGATTGTTGTTGACTACCTGGCACATAACGCCCACTTTGTAATAGCTCTTGAGCCCCCATTCTTCCTCTCATATCGGCTTCTGATGCATAACCTAAATTTCTATAATTAGGTTCTGGAGCCGAGCCTTCTAATTTAGCCGCTAAACCTAATGCCCCGAGCATGCCAGTGGTACCAAAAGCACCAGCGGTTTTGAGCAGGTCCATTACAGAGGGAGAAGAGCCTCCTCCTGTAAGTGCCGGTGGAAGACTAGGTGCTCTAAACCTTTCAGATCCCATTAAAGACCTTTGAGGTCCTGCTGCACCTATAGGTGTTCGATTGCCTTCTGGCATAACTCGAAATGAACCTATTTCTCCAGCAGGGGCTTCAGGAAACGACAAGTAGTTTGCAGGCAAAGTAGATAAAGGTCGTGTAGCAGGAACACTCAAACGTGGACCAGTACGCTCAAGCGATGGATTAAAAGAAGAAGGAGGATTTGCTCTGACATCAAAAAGACCTAACTGACCTGGTGAAACAGGCTCAGGACGAAAAGAAGGGGGTATCGGTGTGCGACCTTGATTTACAGGTATTGGATCCGAACCTATAAAAGGCTTCCTGCTCCCAGAAAAATTCTGCGGATTTCCGCTTTTAGTAAAAAGAGAACCTTGCTTAATTCCTTGCGAGAAAAGTTCTACAGCTCTGCGTAAGTTAGGTTCCACGTAAAAGCGGGGCTACTTCTTGTTTAAATATAGCGCTCACCTCCATTTAGTGTAAAAGTAAATCCTGTCGGCCCTTGCTGTATCAGGAGGACCGGGTATAGCTTGAATAAACTCTCCGCCACTACGTTCATAACGGTAACGAGCTGTAACAGGGTCTTTATAGTTAGGAACATAAAGCATATGGGCTAAACGATCACACTCAAATTGGTAATTCTCTCTCCAGATTCTTGAGGTCTCCCTTTTATCTTGGATATTAATGGAACGACTAACATCACCGAAAATTGTTTCTTGACGACTGGTTGCTCGTCCAGTAGCCAGCTCAGTTAAACGTTCGGCTTCTTCACAACGTTCAATTTGACCAACAATTTTGTCGTAATAGAACTCAGAAGGAATACTACTTGTAGCTTCTAAAAGTCGAGCGTAGTCACCGGCAGGCACTGTGGCAATATTGTATCCAAGGTGATATGCACAACGACTAAAGTTAAAATCATCAAGTCTATAACCAAACGTCTGAGCAGGGTTACGGGTAAGTTGATTAACCGCAGCATAAATTATTTCTCTTTTAGTCGCATCGGTGGTTGTTGCTTGGAAAACAACACCTTGTTGCGCTAAATAGCTTTGAATCTGCTCAAGTTCTTGTTGAGAGAATTGAGACACTTTATTTAAGCACTAGATAAACTTATTCTACCCGATTTACAAAATAAAAATTTAAATTATTCTACGTAGACGACACCAGCAGCAAGAACCTCGTCCCAGTCAACACGAGTGATGGCTTTTAGCTGTTCTAACTTTGTAAAACGCTCTCCGGGCATAGATTGTTGTAGCTCTTTAATTTCCACAGCGGTTTTTATTCCTACTCCTTTAAGAACCTGCGTTAACCGCTCGGGAGTAGCGCCGTTTATGTTGATCCGGTTCTCAAAAGGGATTTCTGGCTGAATAATTTGACGGCCACGGCGTTTTAAGGAGGGTTTTGCGTCCTTTTTATCTTCGCTACCTTCTACAATCTCAATTTGGCCTTTATGAGCGAAAAATACCTTTCCTGTCGTGGTTGAGCGGACCATTTTGTATTCACCTTCGTCGTGCTCACTCAAAATTTCAACTTTAACTCCACTTGGTTTGTACAAAACGTCTTGAACTGAGATAGCGGTCATTATGTAAGCAGTGTCTACGAATAGTTTACTAACAAATTTCAATTTCAGTTGTCATATTGCCATGCATAAAAAAACCCCTCCGAAGAGGGGTCTTGTATTTACCTTTAACTAGATCAGGAAGGAACAGTAGAGGTGTAAACGTTGGACTCAATGAGACCAGCAGGCTGAAGAGCCAAATCATCGCGATTAGGAGCCTCGTCAGACAGGAACCAACACACTTCACAGATACCCAGAGCTTTATTTTTGCCCCGAAGTTGTCCGTTAGTAGCGCGAGGATCGAACACACCGGATGCTTGTGCAAGACCAGAAGCGGCAGCACCGCCGAGGTTAGCCACAGCAAACAGTTTGTACTGAGTTTCGGAACCAGTCCGATACAAAGTAGCGCTGTTCCAAACGTTGTTGCTATTGAAGGAACCGTTTGCAATCCGGCTGCTGCTACCAGCAAGGGTAACGAAGAATCCGGAAGCAGAAGGTGTGGTATTAAGACCAACACCCACAGCAGGGCCAAGACCCAATGTAGGGGTGGCACTACCGCCGCCAACACCGCTGCTGATAACGTCGCCACCGTCAACACGGAGGGACAAACGATAAACATAAGCACCAGAAGGCACTTTGACACCGTCAGTAATATCAGCGCGAACATCTTTGTAAGCATCCGGTGAAGGAATGATTACATTGGCGTTCAAGAAGGGACTGTTAGCTCCGTTTAGACCAGAGCTGTAAGCCTGAGTGTAATACTCCAGTTGGCTAGTGGTGCCCAAAGCTTGGAACGACAAGTCGACGTAACCAATAGCTTGTTGAGCTACCCAACCTGGAGTAAATACCACACCAACTGGACCACCAATAGGTTGATTGGTGTAGGTGGTTTCCGTGTCGTTCGCATTACGGAACTGGAACGTCTTTTCGTCGTGCCAGTAACGTAGAACGTTTGTATAGTTTCCAGGATAGATTTTGGAAACTTGAAGCTGATTAGGGTTAGTTGCCATTGTTAGTTACCTCCTCAAACGTTGAACGAGTAGGCAACAGTAACGAAGTCAGCGTTTAGAAGCTCGAAACCTGCGTACAGGCTCCAGATCATCATGATAAAACGGCTGAAATCGTCGTTGTTGTTAAGCAGCACTTGAGCATTGTTACCGCCGATACCGACGCCAACACTCTGAGGGCCGAAGAACATACCGATAGCACTGTCGTACGTAGTCGAAGTACCACCGATAGTTGCTGTGGCGGTTTGGGAAGGCATGTTGGTGGATTCGAAGAATCGCACACCTTCAAACACAAAACCGGTAGGCATGATGGGTTCGCCAGCCACGAAGGAGGCTTGCCCAAAACCCTGACCCATGTAGATAGCAGCGTTAGGCTGCATAGCAGACATGAGTGGGTTGATCTGACCGTTGCCGGGGTAGCGAGCCACTTCGCGGAAATCGCTGTTCTGACGCAAGTGCATCAGGAACGTGGGGTCGCAAACACAACGGTAGAAACCGTCTTGGTAAGTAGGAGTGTTCCTCTTACGCAAAGACTTAACCACGCGGAGGAGGTCGTCCTTAACGTCAAACTTGGCTTGCTCTGAGTTGGTGTAGGTTAAAGAACCAACAGCCAAATTACCGGGGTAGTAGTAACCACCTTGGGTATCAGAAGATTGACCTTTAGATACAGCTTTCAGGAGTTCATTAATGAACACCCGATCGCGCCAACGACGATAGTCGTCGAGCAGGGTCAAAGAACCAATTGATTGGTGGAAGGCAGTGAGATTACCGGTATCCAACAGCAAACGCTGAGCGGTAATTAGTGTCTCACGTGCAATCTTAAATGTACTTGCTTGTGTTGGATCACTAGGGTCGGCAGGTCCGGTATATTCCCGGAGTGTCACCAACACTTTGTCCTTCACAATGTTGCGGCTGCTGGCAGTACCGATGGTCTGCTCTGCAGTACGCTCACGTGACTCTTTGCTTCCTGGATTGCCCCAGAACCTGTAACGATCAAGCTGCACAGTCTGTCCTGGTTGCTTACTGAAGTCATGAACGACTACAGGTTCAGCAGCCATCTCTACAACGTACGCAGGATGCGGACGGTAGAGTTCAGCACCGAGCAGCTTCGGAAAATCATTGTCGACGAACAAAGCGCCAACCTCCGAAAAACTACTCCTTTATTTTAAGTTGTTTAAACAAAGTTGGTATGCTGTTTGTCGCATTAATAGCGTTATTTACTTTTTTTGTTTACCTTAAATAAATCTATATATTCTTCTGATTGCTTACATTTACAGAAGGACTAAACCGATGAGGTAACGCACGAATGCCTTCTCCCGTAATTCCATAAATTGACCCGAGATTAAAAGCGTAACGTGAGGACCTACCGCGATAGATGTAACGAGTTGGAGCTCCCATTAAACCGGGAACTTGAGCGTAAATAGTTTCAGTCAAAGTCTGACAATATACGGGAGGATTGTACCTCCATTCCGCTCTTGTTACTTCTGTAGCACCAGGTGTCGCTGTGGTAGTTAAAAGCGTACCCATTTGACGTGGGTGAGCCACGCCGCCGCCAGTGGTTCCTTCAGCTGACGTATTTCCCTCAGGAGTATTGTATGGGTCGTAAGATTGACTAGAAGGAGCGTCTCCGAAGTAATAAGTGTATGCGCCCGTATCACGAATACCAAAAGGAGGATTATAAGTTGTTGAAACCTTGGCGTTAGCTATTTTTTGAGTTGTAAATCCTCTAAAACCGGTGTAAACACTCATTTCTCCGCTTGGAGAATAATAAGTAAAGTTATAATCCGACCAATAACCAGAAACTGCAACAGGTACTGCCCTCCAACTATCGACTACGTAGGCACCTGAGTTAGGAGGACCTATAACGGGGCGTCCATAATCAGCGCCAAAATCGTTAACGCCATACCATGACACTTGATTTCCTAGCGAATCGACGTAACCGCTCGAAACGACTAGGTATTTTTGAGCTAAAGCCAGATCATCGCCAGCACGATAAGGTCCAGACTGTTGCTGATGCAGTCCAGTGTCGTACTTATAGTTAACAAGTGAAATGTAACCCACGGAAAACTCAACAGAGGGCTACTTTAAGTATACCTAGTTAAATTATTCGGCTGGAGGTTGTCTTTTAGAATCCACTGTGACGATATCTAAAGCAATTTTTTCCATATCCGACTTGTATTCCTCTTTAACAGAGGCAAGTTCTTTTTTTAGCTCGTCTAACTGAGCCAAAAGTGCTGAATTGTCTGAAGACTCGCGACGACGAGTGTGTCCGATAGGAAGAACCATGGTTAGTCTCTTTTACTATTAGTGTACTGCTGGGCTTTTCTTTTAGCACTAACCCTTTCGGGTAAATCCCCGCGAGTTTTTTCTTCATACTCACTGACTGTTGCTTCAGGGATTTCCCCACGCTCAGCCATTGCGTAAAATTTACGTCTTTGAGCCTCTGATTTAAAAGGAGCCATAGAAAAACCCCCGTTTCCGGGGGAATTTTAGTATTAAAACGTAAATTAAGCGGCGTCTAAGAACAAGAGCTTCTGACGGAAAGCGTCAGGGCTCATTTGACTCAGATAACGCCAAGCTTGCTCGGGATTCTGATTCATGGTTTGGGAGAAACCATTCCACTGAGTGTCAGGATCGTTGCGAACTGCGCCTGCAGAAGCAGGAACAGCAGGCATGTCATAACGAGGTTGATAAGCTGCTTGCTGAGCAGGATAACCAGAGTTATCTGCATCTACTGGATACACTTCGGTGAAGAACCGGTTGGTGTAATCAGCTAGTTGATCAGGATCAGTAAGAATATGCTCCATTGCAGCGCCACGTGTGGCGATGGAGTTCATATTTTCGTTCTGAGCAATCAGAGCGTCTTCGAGAGTAACAGCATACTGATTAAGGATGCCGGGAGCCTCGATGCCGAAGTGATTAACGACTTGAGCGCTTGCGGGGCTTAGCTGGGGGGCTTGGCTGCGCCCCGTAGAAGCCTGAGAGGAAGCTTGGGTCGTAGAGACGTTGTTGGAGTAAGTCGGGGCTGCCGTAGGCGCTTGGTACGCCCATGGTTGGGCCTGTAAAGGCTGACTGTACTGAGGAATAGCCTGTTGCGTCGTCGCGTATTGTGGAGACGGTGCTGTTTGGCTGGGGAGTGGTGACATCCTGGACACCACCCGCTCCAGGCTGCCCATTGCTGCTTCCCACGGATTGTTCGGGGAGTAAGCGGACGGAGACTGGTTGTACTGGTTGCTGGTAGAAAGGACCGAACCCTGTGTTGCCTGCGACGGCATTTGGGCTGTAGGTACCGAAGCTACCGCCGGGGTACTGGTTTGCGCCACCCACTGCGGGTAAGCGGTTGAGCCCTGGTCCATTGCTGGCGCCGCCGAGGGGGCTGCTGCCGCTACCGGGCTCGGGATCGAAGCTTGGATCTGCTGGCTCATAGCTACCCGAGTAGGTTAGTTCTTGCGCGAGGTGGTCAAACGTCCTGTATAACAGGGGCGTTATGTTTAATCTAGGGTCAGCCCCTAAGGGTTGATCCGGGGCGAGAGGATGTGGCGTTTGCAACATCTGTGATAATAATACTAAAAATTGTTGCATTGCGCTTTGAGTTTGTTGGATCATCCTGAAAGGAAATCCTTTTAACATTTCTTCTCGCTCAGTATCCGTCTTATCCGGGAATAAATAGCGTAAAGCTTCGACACTGTCAACTCCTAATTCCTGCAAATTTCGGACAACAATAGACTTTTGGTTTATGTCGTAGGCCGTGTCCTCATAGACATCGCCTTGGAAGCGGTACGCAACAGTACGATCTCCATCTGGAGGTAAACCAAAAACACCACGTGGGACTGCAGAAGTTGAAAGCGCTTCTTGCACCATCTGTTTTAGTTTTTGGTCAAACTTTTGCTGTTCTACTTCAAAGCGAATTGTCTCTTCAGATGAATCATCGGCAACAGGTTTAGGCTTTTTGAGCTTAACAACAGCGGCAAAACTATCTTTAAAAGTTTCTTCTTGGTGGTAGAGAATCATCTCCAACAACTTACAGAACCCGTACACCAAGAAACTTTTATTTTTTCTTAGTGCTGTGGCTTGAGCGCGACCCATCAAACCCTTAATTTCTGTGGCAGTGGCACCAGCAGAAACTGAAATTTCATCAACACCGCCTAATGCTGTCCGAATTTCTTCACGCAGCATTAAAGCCCATCGGTTCATGTCCCCGTTAACAGGGTCTGGTGTCATGTAACCAACACGATCCGAAGGCTCGACGTTGGCAATAATTCGAGGGACTCTCAGCCCGCCCATCAAACCACTGGAACCAAAAGGCTCGCTTACTCGTGTCGAGGGGGTATCGCGACCAGCAAATCCACTTTGACTACTAATTGTTGGACGGAAAGTGCGATCAGAGTCGCTAGCTTCGACAAGATCACTACGAGGACGCGAACTAATAAGTGTCGGATTACCAAAAAATTCAATATTTTTAGCAATGTTCGTATTTAAGGTGTCATGAAGAACAATTTGTTCCATAAAAGGTTCAAATTCGCCTTCACCAGAAGTACCACTACTGTCTGGTTTGTTAAGAACCTCAACAGCAGGTATAAATCCAAGTGTATTTTCTCGCGTATTTCTTGAAGTGACGAGTCCTCCTGGCTCCAGGTCAAAACTCAACTCTGTATTAGACTCAAATTCAGATATACGTTCTTCGGTAATAGAAATTCGGACATAGCGTTCGTTTAAACCTGCTGTGTCAGAAGGTAAACCAATGTTAGAACTACGAATTTTATATTTGTAGATTATTACAACTTCATCTAAGTTTCCGTTTACATCGTGGTAAACACGATACTGATCTTTAGAAAAAAAGTATATTTGATACTTTAATTTGGGGTCAGGTCGAAAATAAAATAAGCCACATCCGTCGATTAAAAAATTACGAATAATCGAAGGAAAACGAATATCAATTTTATTTAAAGTAATCAAGCTATCTAAAAATTTAGATCTAGCTTTATAAGTGTCTTGTTCACAATAAAAAGTCAAGCCCTTCTTAATCATCAACAGCGTCATTTGCTGGATGTGACTAAGAACGACTAAAGTAGACGCCTGCTTGGATCTATCTTGAGTCCGCGAAGCCTCAAGAATTTCTTGAAAGCGTTGACGGACTCCGATCTGGTCGGCCATTCTGTTAACTACACAACGAAATTAAAAATTTAAAATTAAGCTTTTTTACCTGCAGCTTTAACTTTTTTAGCTTTCCTCAAAGCTTCCTTACGCTTCTCCATTTTTTCTTCCTTATCTCCATGTTTACCCTCGTGCTTTGCCTTATTGGCAAAGTGCTCACGGAGTTGTTCGGGCATCTGGTTAGCCATCGGGAAGCAGATAATTTCTTACTCTATCTAGTTTAAACAACTCTGGCGGTAATAGGTCATGTGGGTACGCTTGTAAAATATGATCTTTTCGACCTAAAGGATCTGTACTCCCCGGTAAAGCTTTATAAGAATCTAAAAAGTCTAACATTTCTTGGCTGTAGGCAGGAGCATGTGCGTTAGGGATATCGTCGTAGCAATGAGAAAACGATGTGAGTTTTCGTTTCATCCGAGCCGAGTCACCCATCCAAGAAAAATGCCAACCGCAATCGCAATCCCCCACAACAAGGCCATTGTCCTTCATTCGGATTTGCGAAGGTGTTTCTTCTAGGTGATTGTATAAAACCACGGTGCCACAAGTCCAGTTATTTGGGGGTTTGGAAGGATCACCTTTCGGATCAATAACTCTAAGATCTGCCCTCCCGTAAAACATAGGCATCGACAGACGTACACACCGGTCTGGATTCGCTTTCGCAATTTC